GCGCAGCTCAGGCAGGCTAAGGAAGCTAGGGATTTTCTTCATGATTATGTTGTACAACCGATCGGTATGGTTGGATCTTATACAATCAGTGACCCCCAACTCCCAGAGAAGTTGCACGCAGTGGTCTCGGTCATCGCCAAGAGTCTGCTCATAGGCCTGAGGTGTGCCCTCCGACCACTTACTTATTGTTTGAAAGTCAATCTCATCGCCAATAGTTACAGTCTGGTCTGGCTTGAAAGTCTTGAGGAATCTAGCTATATTGCGTGTGACATGTATATCTTGGAATGGTACTTGAAGATCGGAAAGTATAACTATCTTCTTCATAGGCTGTTAATCCTCGTCGTCATCCTCGTAGGGTTGCGAGTCGATTTTGTTGGGCAGCGTGGGAAGTATCCAGTCAGGAAACGCATCCTTTTCTATGATAATTCCAAGTGCAAGATCAACAGAAAAGCCAGCTTTGCGCAAGCTCTTATACCACTCGTTTAGGGCAATGGCATGAGCGTCCAACGCAGTATATGCGTCTAGGTCTATGACCTGCTTTTTCTTAGCCATGGCAATAATTATCGGTCAAGAAGTATGTTATAGATCTCATCAACACGCGAATTAAGTCGCTTAATTTCAGAGAGTAAATGAGTAATGACATACCCAGATAGTCCACCGATTATGCCTAGGGTGGCAATGTAAAGCGTAAAGAAATCCTGTTGGTTCATTTCTTAGGCGTTGCGTATCCAAACACGCCTGCTACTAGAGAGCCAAGGATTGCACGATAGTCCAGAGCAAAGTTTGAGGTTGTACCCCATACTGCTAGAAACGCTCCTATTGACATTAGGTAAGGGTTCTTCATGTTCATGCTGTGCCGCCTATCATTGGGATATTAAAGAACGAGCCATCTGCATCGCCCTTCTTGGTAAAGCTACAATGCAGGTGATGAGCGTGGCTGTTATACCCAGAATAAGGACGCCAAGCCCAAGCCTTCTTACTCGATGCAATTCTTGAGTCAAAAATAATATACGAGATTCTGCCGCCGCTTGCCTTAGACTTTGCATAGAGTCGAATCTGATCTGCAAGGTAAGGCATGAGGTCGGGCTTGGCTTTACCAGATAAATCCCTGTCAATGTCGATTGCGCGAACAATCTCTGCGCAAGTAGGGTCTGGTATATGATCCGATGTACCAGCAGCATTGTGTCTTGCATCTGCCACCCAGCCGTCCGAGGTTCTATCTCGGTCTGGAAAAGTATCATCGACCTGTAGCCTTAACTGTTGCCCAGCTTTGCATAACTTAGGAGTCATGCCAATAGCAGTTTAGCTTCATCGGCTGTGATGCCGAGCTTGACTAGGAGTGCAGCCTTAGCAGTTGCGTCTGCTTCTGCTCTAGCATCTTCTTCAGCCTTCTTTTCAGCTGCTAACTCTGCCTGATAAGCAAGTTCAGCAACCTCAGCGTCTGTGAGTTCAATAATTGACTCAACGCCAGTCTCGCAGTTGATTTCGATTCGTCTTGGATTAGGCATTTTTTACTCCGTATAGGTAGGCGGTTGAGTATTGAGCAAAATTAGTCCCAGAGCCCGAATACTCCGAGATTGAAATGCTAGTTATTGCTGCTGTGTTAGACCAAAGACCAGCATAAATACCAGCTGAGTAAATCTGCGTAGCGTTACCTTCGCTTACGCCATCTGTTGAGAATGATTTGTAAGCAGAGCCAGCATAATTAGGAATGTAAAGTTCTACGTTGTTAAATGTGTTAGCGGTGTAGGTGCTTGATTGAGTAAAAGCAATTCTTGCAAATGTTTCAGCAGAACCACTTCCAGCATTTGCTGCTACTCCGTCTCCATAAAGGAGGATTCTAGAATATCCGCTAGAAGAACCATTAAATCGAATACCAAATTGGTAACCGACCGCGCTACCAGTTTGACGTGTTGATAGTTTAATTAGTAAATCAGTATAAGTTGAAGCTATGCTTGTAAAATCTATACTGGATGCGCCCCCAGCACCTACTGTTGTGCTTGTTATTAGTTCAAAGGTATTAGCCATTATGCCGCCGCGATTCCGTAAAGGGTAAAGGTAGAGCCTATTGCAAAATTTCCTGAGTTCATATAAAGCATAATTGAATTAATTGCTGCAGTAGAACGCCAAAGAGATACAGTTGCTCCAGCACTTGAAGCAGCGGCAGCCTCACGAGTCAAAATGGTTTTATAAGTAGTTGTATTACTGTAATTATTGAAATTAAGTGTATACATTGCGCTACCTGCATTTGTTCCCGCATAGCCATTGTAAGTAATATAAGCGCCATTGGACACATTAGAATCTCGAAAAGATTGCGCCAAGCTACCATTTCCACCAACCGAAGTTTCTGAATAGTTAGAACCAGTATCGCCGTTAATTCTGCATCGAGCATAAGTGGCTGTATCTGCTCCAAAATTAGTTACTAATACAAGGTCTGTGTAAGTGCTAGGGATTGAAGAAAACGTATAAGAAGCTGCTGCGCTTGCTAGCGTAGTAGTCGCTATTGGCGTATAAGTTGATCCTGCTGCCATGATTACCCCTTAATTCCGTAGAGCGCAATTTGAGAATACTGTGAGAACTGATTGCTGCCAAGGGTCACGCTAATAGAAGTAACAGCTGATGTACTAGCCCATAGGTTAGAACGAATACCAGCCTCGCCTGATCCATTAAGGTCATAGCCGTAGAGGTTGCGTACTGTCTTATTCTTTGAAGTATTTGAGTAATCTAAAATATCTATAACAGATGTATAAAATGTGCTGGCTGTTGTAGGTATATCACCTAAACCCATGAAAGTGGAAGAGGTAGCTGCGGCAGCAGAAGCTGTAGAGCCATCTCCACTAAGTCTGTGACGGGCGTAATTAGCACCAGTATCGGAATTGAAGTTCATGTAAAGAGAAGATAAAGCGGTTGTGTTACGAAGATAACAACGAAGCTGCAAGTGCTTGTAAGTCCCTGCGATTGAAGTAAAGTCTATTGAAGTAGCATTACCTGCCCCAACAGTTACAGTAGCAATAGACTCATAAGAGGTCGTAGATACTGCTACGCCCGTGCTAAAGAGTCCTGCTGTGATTGCTCCAATCATTAAGCGATGCCACCTGCGACATACCAAGTATCTGTAGCAGTCTTAATGCAAACTGCTGTCTTGTATTGAGCCAAGGTTGGAGAAGCTGCAACCGCACCCGCACTAAGCACAGTGGTTGTGCCGCTGGTTGTAGCCGAAATAGTTACTAGCCCTGCGCCCTTGTTCAGGATTGTGATGGCTGTGCCTACTGGGAACCCTACAGAGGCATTGGTAGGAATCTTGAAGGCTACTGCTGTCGCCTTGTTCATAGGGATTAGGACTTGGTACTGATCCGTTAAGACTGCTGTGTAGTCTGCCGTTGCGTCAGAATTGACGGTAAAGGTCACTAGACCATTCACGGTAGCGGCAGTAAGAATATCGCCTGTTGCTGATGGTAGTCCTGATGCCATTATATCTCCTAGTAACCCAATGTAGATGTGCCGATTATACCGTAATACGAGCTTCCAACGATGAAGCCATCGGCTATTGGCTCAAGCGTTGTAATATTGACGGTCATCTTATTTGGCGTGATTGACCAGTTTACGCCTTGGAACTGTAGGTTCTTCACAATAGTTGAGCCGTCAGGCTGAATATTGGTAATAAGTAGATTGCTAAAGTAATCCAATCCAAGCATTGTGTCAGTTGGAACTGAAGGGTCTAGTAGATCAACTGTCATCTCGTCAATGCGGATAGTTGTCTCTTGACGGGTAGCAATGTATTCCTTGGCAATCTCAGAGACAATTGTGTCTGTTTCAGCTACAAGGTCTGTCTGTGTGACTGAGTGAGGGAAATATTTATCAACTGAGGTCTGATTGGTTACAACCTGCACTGTGCCGCCTACGCGTCCTAGGTTGGCTTGGTTAATGATGAGTTTGTCATCGAAGGCGTACTTGAGGTTCTTGTATGGAATGCCGCCTGTTTGATTGAAGGCTGTTGGAGCAGTTGCCAAAGAAGCCATGACCTGCGCTCTAGATTTGAATACGGCTGTGCCTGAGGTGTCGCAATAGAATGCGCCAGTTTCTGAAAATTCTGCGTTTTTGATTGCTTGAAGGCTTGTGCGGTTAGTGCCGGGGTCAGCAATACAAGTATTAGCACCTGCCGCTACTGTACGCATTGAAGTAGGAAATGACACTTGATTAAGTATTTTGCCTATGCGTGTGCCAGTTGTCTGCCCTGCGGCTGAGTCTGTGATGGTATTGACATTAGCCATATTGAATAAGCGAAAAGCATCTTGGCAGACAATATCTACATAGCCAGTATCTTGATTGACTGGATAGGTGTAGCGATACTCGATTGCATAGCCTGAGAATAGGTACTTTTGTGTGGTGGCTGTAGTGGCTGAGACACGCACTTTACGAAGCGGTACAAGTTTGCCGTAGTAAGGGCTGGCTGTGTTCTGAGGATTAAAGTAGCTAAGAGGGTCTAAGACTCTGACTGTGCATTGTCCTGCCTCATACTGGTCGCGCTGGATATTGCGGCCACGAGTAATGCTGATTTCATAGACATTAGGAGTTAGATCAACTGTAGGTTCTGGAGAACTGGAAGTGCCGAGGGTTGAAGTGCCTAGAATTCCGTATTTAGCATCGCCGATAACGAAGCCGTCATAACCAAAGGTTGCGCCGTTAGTAAAGTCAAAGGATACGGCTATCTGCGCTGGGAGTGCCATTAGCCGAACATACCTGCGATTCTACCAATCTGAGATGGTGAACCTGAAAGACTTGAAAGCTGCGCTCCTGCTAGGACTTTATCAATAAGTTCCTGCTCACGAATGATATTGCCAGCAACTTGGACATTGATGATGGTGTCTCCGCCGCTTGTCTGCATGCCATAAGACGGGAAGTCCACATTGCTTGCTTGGTTAGCAATAGAGCCAGCATAGTCTCCATACCCTGCTACAACGCCCATAGCAGCCAATTCAGGTGCTAACCCTGCTGGAGTGTAAGTTGAGGTCATTGTGAGGGAGTTCATCTTCTTCTGGAAGTCTGCAATCCATTGATCTAAATAAGCAAAGGGATTCTTGGCATCTGGAATAGACAAGAAGTATTGATAGAGCTTGCCTGTTGAGTCCTGAGCCATGAGGATATCTTTGGTCAGCTTGGTTGCCAGTTCAGAGTTGCCGTTGAGAATTGCTGCTTGAGCCTCAAGGCGAGTTCTATCCTCTTGTGAGATATTTCCCTTTAACGCGGCAAGAATCTGAATCTGTTCTAAGTCAAAGACTGAACCAGCTTTTTTGAGAGCTGCTTGTTTTTTTTGTTCAAGAGTAATTGCCTTGGTTGCTGCTAACTGTTGCTTATAGAGATCCGCTTGCTTCTTTTCAAGAGCTTTAAGTTTTGCATCATTAGACATAGAACTGCGAAAGAGTTCTTGTCCAGGCTTTGCTGAAGGTGCTGTTGGACTCTTGGGAGTAGCTGCGCCAAAATATGCCTGACCAAAGGCAGCAAAGGCATTACTAAATAATGCTGCTGCTTCAACAAGACCAACGCCAAAGGCATCAATAACGCCACCTAGACGCTTTGCCCCTGAAGATTGGTCTCCACTAGCTCCTGCAAGGGTAAAGAGAGCCTTGCCAGCGTTCTCTTGAAGGTTGTTCCAAGCAAGAGAAAGGATTCCAAGTTGCCCTGTATAACTATTAAGATAGGCAGCATTTGAGCCTGTGAACTTTGAGTTCAGAATATCCTGAAGTTCAGAGAATGATTTAGTTTTTAATTCTGCGTCAGTTAGACCCAGAGAATACTTTTTAAGAGAACGTGTCTGACCATAGTAAGCACGAGCCAAATCCTCTGAGACAGAACTAAGGCTCTCGCCTGTTCCTGCTGAGACTTCAATGGCTGTGTTAAGGATTGACTGGGATTTGCTTAATGATCCTGTCTGCTGAAGCAAACGCTGGAAAGCAGGGCGAAGCATGTCGTCTGCGACTTTGCTAGTCTTTTCAAGATTAGAGATATAGTCGCTGATAAATGGATTAGCGAATTCCAAGCCAAGGTTCTTGACGGCATTAGCAAGGCGAGTAGCACCTAGTTGGTCTGCTGCGAAAGCCTTGACTGAAGCCTTACCGAACTGTGCAAGTTTTTGTGCAGCAAAGAGTCCAACGAATTGTTTGCCTAGTTTGCCTACAGCTCTGTCAAGACCTGTAACGGCTTTATCGGCTTCCTTAAAGGCTTTCTTGCCCTTGAACTCAGCCGCAACATCAATGCGTAAATCTGCCATTAGACCGTATCCTTCATCGAATCGAACTTGTCTCGTGCCTTAAAGATTGCCTTAACGACTCCATCTTGAGCCTTGCCACGATCATCCTCAAACGCTCTGAAGATTGCGCGACCTGTCATCTTCTGACCCTTACCAACAAGTTGTCCA